CGTGCAGAGACGCCCGGATCCGGCCTAGGCCAACCGGACCATGGTTCCATCGTATGACGCGTAACAAAGTCACATCTGCGCAGATGGCAGAAATTCTCGAAATCAATACGAATGAACTGTTTAGGTTAACGAATGCGGGCGTGCTGCAGCGATCGACCGAAGCCCGCAAGGGTCACGAGCGCGTCGTTTACGATTGGCGCGCGAACGTGAAAGCGTATATCAGGCACTTGACGAAGCCCGCTCGACAGGCGCAGGACGACTACGTCTACGAGAGACACGAGACGCAGCGCATTATTCGTCAGCAGAAAGAACTCGAATATGGTTTGGCGACTGGCGACCTCATAAAGCGCGAAAAGGTGACGTTGCTCGTGGTCAATCTACTGTCAGCGACGAAGAATCATCTGCTCGCGGTGCCGTCGCGCCTGACGCGGGTGATACTCGGCATCACTGATTATCGCACAGCTTACAACCTGCTTTACGATGCAGTCGAGCTTGCCTTGCGGGAGCTGGTCGAGTTCGATGCTGAAAAGATATTCGCAACTGCTCATGCCAAAAACGGTCAGCCCGAAAAAATCAAAGCTGCAGCTGCCGCACGTCGACGAAGATGATCGCGCGCTGTTGCGCGAGTGGCAACAAGGCGCATGCCCGCCGTCGCGCCTGACGCTGAGCGAATGGGCAGATCGCTATCGCGTGCTATCGAGCGAGTCGAGCGCTGAACCCGGTCAGTGGGTCACGGCGAACGTGCCGTATGAGAAAGCGATCATGGACGCGATCAGCGACCCGTTCGTGCCGCGCGTGGTCGTGCAAAAGGGCGCGCAGCTGGGCATCACTGACGCGGCTATTCTGAACCCGATCGGTTACTTCATTGATCAAGACCCGTGCCCGATCTTGGTCGTGCAGCCGACAGTCGAGCTGGCTGAAGCGTTCTCGACAGACAGGCTTGCGCCGATGCTGCGCGACTCGCCGCACTTGCGCGCGAAGGTAGCAGACCCGAGAGCGCGCGACTCGCAGAACACGCTGCGCAGAAAAGGCTTCAAGGGCGGTTACGTCGCGATCGGCGGTGCGAACAGCGCAGCGAGCCTCTCTGGGCGACCGGTGCGCGTTGTGCTGCTCGACGATGTCGATCGCTACCCGTCAAGCGCCGGGACTGAAGGCAACCCGTTACAGCTTGCGATCGCGCGCACAAGTGGTTTCTGGAATCGCAAGGTCGTCATTATCAGTTCGCCTGGAACGCGTGGCGTGAGCCACATCGAGCGCGAGATGCTGCAGTCGACGTGCGAACACTGGTATTTGCCGTGTCCTGAGTGCGGTGCGATGCAGGTTCTGATGTTCGAGCGCATCGATTTCGACGATCTGACGCACAGCTGCGTTGAATGCCCTGCGCGCTCGCTGAAGTTCCGCTGGTTGCAAGGCAGAGGCGAGTTCAGGGCACATCGACCGTTCGACGATCACGGGCGCAAAGTCACGACGCGCGGTTTCTACGTGAGCGGGCTTTACAACCCGTGGCTTGAATGGGACGTGCTGCGCGACGAGTTCGTGCTTGCAGCTCGCGCAAACGAAGAGGGCGACGTTGAACCATTGAAGGCTTTCAACAACACGCGCTTGGGCAAGTTGCACGAAGAACAAGGCAGTAAGGTGCAGATCGATCTCTACGACACGCGGCGCGAAGAGTTCGCTGCTGAAGTGCCACAGGGCGTGCTCGTGATCACTGCAGGCGCTGACGTGCAAGATCAATCGCTGCACTGCGACGTGATCGGCTGGGGCGCAGGCTTCGAGAACTGGCATCTCGATTACTTGACGATACCGGGCGACCCGCGCACCGATGAGCCGTGGGAGGCGCTCGATGAAGCAGTTTTCAACCGAGTTTTCACCACTTTTGATGGTAAAAAGATGCGAGTTCGGCGCATGTGCATTGACTCAAGTTTCGCATCTGACTACGTCTACGCCTACACGAAGGCGCGCCAACCGCGCTGCATCGCGATAAAAGGCATGGGTGGTCTCGGTAAACCAGCGATCTGCGCGCTCACATTCTCGAAATCGAATCGTTGTCTGATCGCATCGATCGGCGTCGACACGTTGAAAGAGGAGATCATGAACCGTTTGAACGTCTCGGTCGTTGGCGCTGGCTTCTGTCATTACCCGAAGAGCGACTTCGAAGGCGAACCGATCAACGGCTACGATGTTGACTACTTCGAGGGCTTGCGCGCCGAGTCACGCATCACAAAATCGAAATATGGTTTCAAGACCTACGTCTGGACAAAGCGCGTTTCGCAGCGCAACGAAAGCTGGGACTGTTTCGTCTACGCTCTCGCTGCGACCCGGCTGCCGCATTCAGGCATCAAGCTCGCGACGACAGCGCGCAACGGCGTGAAGCTCGAAACGATGACGCGCGACGTGTTATTCGAAAGTCAGACTAACGAGTCAAAGCAGAGCGCGAAGTTCGGCGCGCAATCGATGGCGACTGACCTTGTTGAAAAGCCGAAGCAGGCAGCGCCTGTCAACAAGACGCAGTTTGGTGCGATGAATCGACCGATCTACTGACGGCTTGTTCTTTTGCCCATTCGCAGAGCACGTTCGCAGCGACGCGCGTGCGATAAACTTGACCGTTGCTCTGTCGCTCAACGCGCACGAGTTCGATCAGCACGGCTTTCGGGACGACAGTCTCGATGCGCACGTCACCGAGCTTTGGACGACCGCGCGATCGCGAAATGATGACGACTTTCACTTCGCAGAGTTCTATAGCAGACGACGCTCGACCGAGCAAAGAGGATTTTTTGCGCTTTAATTCGAGCCGATTTTATACTCGTTTAATCCCGAAGCGTCGTGTGCTACTCGTCGCTTTGAATGCCGACAGAGACAGCAGCTGCACGATCAACACCAGTTCAAACGCCATGTGAGCAACCAAAAGACCTCTGCGCCTATTGGCGCGATCAACTGTGCAGAGCAGAAAAAGCGCTGGCGAAGATCACGTCGAGCGCCGTCAACAGTTACACGATTGGCAGCCGGAGCTTGAAGCGGTTGAGCCTCGCTGACGCAGCGGCAGCTGTCGATTACTGCCGCAAACGCGTTGAACTTTATTGCGGCGAAGCACCGTTGCCGAGTTCGCTCACTGGTCGCGACTCAGCTTGCAGAATCATTTCACGCGATGTCTGACACACTCACACTCAACGGCAACGGCGCAGTCAAACGATTGCCGCGAGGTGTGCTGCTCGATGCGAGCGGCGAAGTCTTGAATGCGCGAGCGTTTGATCCGCGCGCAACGGGTTACGGCAATTACGGCGCAAGCGTGCAAAAGAACGCGCTGCTCGGTTGGCTTTGGCGCGGTGGCGACACTGATCTCGACATCGGCTGGAATGTGCAAATCCTTCGAGAGCGATCTCGTGATGCTTTCATGGGTGTGCCTTTGGCGTCGGGTGCGGTCGAAACTCTCGATACGAATGTGATCGGAGAAGGCTTGTATCCGGCGCCGAACGTCGACGGCGACGCGCTCGGACTTGACCAAGAGCAGACGGCAGACCTGAACAAAGAACTCGCTGACAAATTCGGGTGGTGGGCAGACGACCCGCGTGAGTGCGACTTCGAAGCGAAGCACAGTTTCTATACGCTGCAGCACGTCGCGTTTCAAAGCATGCTGCTGAGCGGCGACTGCCCGGTGCTATTCCCGCTCAAACCGCGACCGCGCACACTGTTCGATCTGCGCATCCGCGTGCTCGAAGCCGATCGCGTGATGAACCCGCCGATCGTGAAACCGACCGACAACATTTTCTCTGGCGTCGAACTCGACAGTGACGGCGAGCTGCTTGCGTATCACATCGCAGACAGGCATCCGCTCGCGACAATGCGCAGAATACGCATGGCACCGCCGCGAAAGACGTTTCGCATCACGCCGTTTGGCCCAGCGTCGGGCAGGCGCAACATGGTGCTCTTGATCAGACCCGAACGCCCTGAGCAGCGCAGAGGCGTGCCGATTCTCTCTGTCTGTCTTGAGCTGTTGAAGCAGCATGGGCGCTACATCGACTCGACTGTCGTTGCCGCGGTCATTCAGTCGTATTTCACTGCGTTCATCACGCAGGAATTTCCTGATCCAAACCTCTTTGATACGCTGCTGACTGAGCAACAAAAGAAAGAGATTCTGAACTTCAATCCTTACAACGTGCAGTTGGGGCCAGGCATCGTGAATTTCATGCGTCCGGGTCATGCGGTTAATTTCGCAGCGCCGACGCAACCGCAGCAAACGTTCGGCGACTTCACGATCGGCGTCGCCAAATTCGTCGGAGCAGCGTTGGGCATCCCATACGAAGTCCTGTTGAAACAGTTCAACGCGAGTTACTCCGCAAGTCGCGCCGCGCTCTTGGACTTCTGGCGGCGCGTGCGCAAGCATCGAGCGCTCATGATCGATCAGTTCTGTCAACCAACCTACGAAGAGTGGTTGATCGACGCGATCAGTCTCAGTCGCATCGAGAAATTTCCGGGCGGCTTCGACGACCCATACATCCGCAAGGCGATGCTGCGCTGCATCTGGACGGGTTCAAGCGCTGGCTCGCTCGACCCGCAGAAAGAGGTTGCTGCAGCCGATCAGAAGGTGAAATGCGGCTTCAGCACGATCGAGCGCGAGAGCGCAGAACTCAACGGCTCGAACTATCGCGACAACATCCGCCAGCAATCAACTGAGCAGGACGAGTTCGACGAAGCTGATTTGATCTTTCCGCCCTATCGCCCGAGCGGTGGCGGTGTGGGCTTTGGTGCTCCGGGCGCGCCGAAACCGAAGGGCGGCGAGGGTAAATCAATTCCGCCACCTAAGCCGCCGCCAGCAGCGCGGGCGAAGCGAAAAAGAGTCGCGCATCGAGACAGAGTCGCGTTGTCGAGCGGTCTCAGCGGGAGGTTTGAACGATGAACCCATTCTATTTGTTCCGCGCAGAAGCAGTTGACGAACCGACGAACGCCGAGCTGTTGATCTTCGACGTGATCGGCAACTGGGACGAGATCGGCGAAGTGAGCGCCAAAGCGTTCGCGCGAGATTTGTCCAAGCTGCCGTCGAGCGTCAAGCGCTTGGATATCCATATCAATTCGCCCGGCGGCAGCGTCTTTGAGGCGAGCGCGATCTACTCGCGCCTCGCTGATCATCGCAGTCAAAAGATCGTCTACGTCGACGGCTTGGCAGCGAGCGCTGCGAGCATCGTCGCGATGGTAGGTCACAAAATCTACATTCGCGCGAACGCGAACATGATGATCCATCTGCCGAGTGGGCTTGCGATCGGCAACGCCGACGACATGCGCACGATGGCGGGTGCGCTCGATGCCGTGACTGAGCCGATGATCAACATTTACGCAAGCCGCACGAAACTCGAACGCGACGAACTGCGCAGCATGATGGCAGCCGAGACATGGTTCACGCCGCAGCAGGCAGTCGACAAAGGTTTTGCTGACGAAATGCGCGGTGTCATTAAGGCAGCTGCAGTCGTCGCAGAGCACAAAGCGATTTTCAACGGTCTCGAATTTGATCTTTCGAGATTTCACAACGTCCCGGCGTTTGCCGCCGACACAACAGAAGGAAACACCATGCCTAACAAACCAAAACCAAAAGCGTCTGCCACAGGCGCTGAAGAAACACCTGAAGAGAACGGGAACGGCAAAGGCAAAGAGGAAACGCCGGCGCCACCCGCAACCGAAACACCGACACCGCCAGCAACACCGCACCCGCAAACACCGGCACCGCCGCCAGCCACCGCGGACGATCCAGCAGCCAAGATCGATCCAGCCGTGAAAGCCGAGCGCGATCGCGTCGCAGCGTTGCTGTCGCTCGATCGTCCTGCGACGCACGCGATCGTGATGGCTGCGATCAAAGACGGCAAGAGCGTCGTCGACATTGCCGCCGAGTGCATGACGGCGATGGACAAACAGAGCACTCGCGATGCGCGTCACTCAGACGCGCGCCAGCTTGAGCACATTCCACCGAGCGATGGAGCTGATGATGACAAGAAACTCGGCACACTTTTAAGCGAGAAAGTGCAATCGCGACTGAAACGTCGCGGCGGTATGCGTGCGCACAGTCGTAACTAACCAAAAACCAAACAAACAACCATCAACTAAGGAATCAAAATTATGGGAGTCTACAATCAACAGCAATATCCGATCAATTTGCTCAGTCACGACGACGAGCCAGATTGGAAGGTCGTGCGCTATCCATTCACCGATGTTGGGCCAGAAGTGCTTGCCGAGATGCACCCCGGTTATCTCGTCAAGTTCAATGCAGCTCGCGACGCGGTGCTACCAGCGCTCGCTGCGGACGACGCCACGCTTGAAGCCGTTATCGTCGACACACCTGAGCGCGACAGCGGTGACACGACCGTCGCAGTCGCTCTGCAAGGTTCGTTCAACGCGAACCAAGTCCATTACGCTGACGCGCATGCAGCCACAGGTGGGCCAGCGCCGCTCAGTCCAGCAGCGATAACACGGCTGCGCGAGGTCGGTATCTTCCTCGACGAAGCTGTGCCCGGTGGCGCTTTCGCTCCGTAAACTCAACCAACGTCAACCAAACCAGAAAACAGAA